CGAACCGTTCGCGCCCTCAAAAAGCGCGGTCTTTGGCAGAACGACAAGCTCTGCCATGAGGCTCTGCGAATTGGCAGCAGCGCCGTGTTCTCTGACGTTGGTGAAAAATCTTCAAATAAGGACTTGCACAATGTAGCTTAATGCTACACACTCCAAACATGCACACAACATCCACCGGCAGGTTCACAATGACTCCAGACGCAAGCGACATCAAAACCGCCTGCGAAAAGGCTCGGCTCTCACGCATACTGTCCGCTCCAATCGACGCGGGCGGCAACTGGAAGGTATCGCCAGAAGATCAAGCCTGGGCGATCCGGGTCAGCATGAGCCGCCCCGCCTGGGCAGTCGCCACCCTCGCCGGTCACGGAATCCATGACCGCCACTGAATACAAAGCCGCCCGCGAGCACCTCGGCACACAAGCCGAGGTTGCCCGCTTGCTGGGCGTTAACCGTGTGACCGTCGCGAAGCGGGAGAATGGCACCATGACACTCACAACCGAGGCAGTCCTAGCGATTCAGTCGCTCCGCAGGCCGAAGCGTGCCCGCAAGTCAGAGAACGACCCACATCAGGCGACGGCGAGCGATGGACGCCTACAGACATGAATACGCAAGAAACCATCGGACAACCTGAAGGCGGGGTGGCTGTTGCCTCCAGCGACTTGTTATGCCCAGTCAAATTCACGAAAATCGTGTCGTTCAGCTTTGGTCAAACCAGCGGCTATATGCTTCGGAAACTGATGGATGCAAATCCGCAAACCTTCGATGACGACTTCTGTGTGGTGTTCGCAAACACTGGACGCGAACACGAAGCAACGCTGGACTTCGGGCATGAAGTGGAAACCCGATGGGGAGTGCCGATAGTCTGGCTGGAATACTGCCGAGAGAATGAAGCGCACTCGCAAAAGGTGGTGGACTACGAAACTGCCGCCCGGCGCAACGCGCCAGGCCCGTTCGATGCGTGGCTGACAGTAACCAAGACGCTACCGAATGTGCGGAGTCGTGGATGCAGCAGCGACCTAAAAACTCGAATCATCAAGCGGTGGCTGAAATCAATCGGCGTCGAACACTACGAGGACTATGTGGGAATCCGGTCAGACGAGGCGCACCGCAAGCTGGAAATCCTCGCGCAGATGCCGAAATACATCACCGGCAAATTCCCTCTGTGCGATGACGGCACGACGAAAGAAACCGTAAACAAATGGTGGGACGCACACGACTTCCGGCTGAACATCCCGAACCACCAAGGGAACTGCGATATGTGCTTCCTGAAAGCGAAATGGAAGCGCCTATCCATCGCGCAGCGTGAACCGCAACACGCGCAATGGTGGGCTGACTGGGAACGCAAGATGCGCGAACGCGGAGTGACTGGACGCGGGGCGCAATGGATAGCCGGCCAAAGCTACGAGGGAATTATCGCAGCATCCCAACACCCCGAATTTGATTTTAGCGAACAGGACGTGCCCTGCTCCTGTGCGGTCGGTGGCTATCGTGACGCGGACGATGAGGGGCATAACGTCCACATCCAGCCACATGAGGGGCGGGCTGGATGTGGATAGCAGGGGAGACAATGCCGCCCCTCATGTTGGCTGCGATGGCGTGTTCGTCCCCGTTCCCCAAGACTCCCGAAAGAATGTCACAAAAAGTTACATTTAGCGTTTGACTCTATGTCACCTTGGGTTACTATCTCCCGTAACCCAATCCAAACAATATGACAATCAATCTTCAAATCACCGCCGCCGCAATCTCCCGCGCTATGTCCTTCGACTCCTTGCTCATCGCGAAGGGTAAAAAGTCCACAGTCGTGAGCGCCTCATCTGACAAAAACACCTGCGAATCACTCGCCTGGCATTATGCCCGCTGGGGATTCACTCTTGTGATGGAACCTAGCGAGGCCCACAAAGCCTATCACTCAATCACCGGCACATGGTAATGACCTCCGCCGAATACAAAGCCACACGGGAGCGGCTGGGGATGACTCAGGCCGCTCTTGCCGTTGCGCTGGATGTCTCGCGCAAGGCGATCAACGAACGCGAGGCGGGCGGCACCATCACGCGGGAAGCGGCGATGGCCTTGGAGCTTCTGGAACTCCGAACAACCCCAAAGCGCCGCAAGGGGACGAACGTCTAAAGTGAGCCACGCCATGAATAGACTCCACCGAGCGAAGCGAGCCACACGCGCCTTATGGCGTTGGCTCCACTGCCTTGTTCGCCCCGGCTACGTGGCGCACTTGGAGGACCTGCTGAAACATGTGGACATTCACGGGGCCTACAGGCGTGGAGGATACGACCAGATGACTACCGCCCAGAAGGAGACATTCAACCGCATTGCCAGCCAGCCATTCACCTGGGAATGAGGGCGAACAGTGATTATCCAGAACAACTTTCCAGATAGCCACCCGAAAACCGGAAATCCTACCCATGAATTTGACTGACACCCTAGAGCAAGTGCGCATCACCTGCCGCATGCGCAGGCTTTCGCGGCACACCGAAGACACTTATGCCGCATGGATTGCCCGCTTTGCGCGTCACGTCGTCAGCATGCCCGGCACCACGCGGGAAGACCGCGTGCGCAGCTACCTCGAGCAACTCGCGCCCCGCAGTGCTGCCAGCACCCAAAACCAAGCTCTGAATGCCATTGTGTTCCTGTATCGGGACGTACTCAAGCAGCCGCTGGGCGATCTCGGCAAATGGGCACGCGCCAAACGCCCCGCACGGCTGCCCACTTGGCTATCCCCGCAAGAAATGCAGCGCCTCCTGGAAGTCATGCCCGCAGGAACCCGACTTATGGCCGAGCTAGCCTACGGCTCCGGCCTGCGCATTGCCGAGTTGCTGGCCCTGCGCATCAAAGACATCGACCTTGACGCTCACCTCATCACCGTGCGTGGCGGCAAAGGCGACAAAGACCGCGTGACCGTCCTGCCGAAAACCCTCGTGCATCGCCTGCACGTCCATCTGACCCGCATCCGCATCTTGCATGAGCAAGACCGCAGTGCCGGGGCCATGCCCATTTACTTGCCCGACGGCCTGGAACGCAAATTCCCCAATGCAGGCCGGGAATGGCCGTGGTTCTGGCTCTGGCCGGCCGCCAGCGAGTCCACCGATCCACGCACCGGCATTCTGCGGCGGCATCACGTTCATGAAGACACCCTTGGCAAAGCGCTTAAACTCGCCACCCGCAAAGCCGGTCTGCACAAGCGAGTCACCGCCCACACTTTGCGGCACAGCTTTGCCACCAATCTGCTCGCAGGCGGAGCCAGCATCACTCAGGTGCAAGAATTGCTTGGGCATAACAGCGTCGAAACCACCCAGGTTTATTTGCACTGCATTCCCCAGTTTGCCGCCACCATCACCAGCCCCCTCGATGTCCTGCCCCAGGCCCCCAACATCGTGCCATTTTCCCGCGCCGCGTAACCAAAGCCCAACAACGAAAAAGCCGCAGGAACCTCCTGCGGCTTTCTTGTGTCTTGAAACATTACGCTCTGCGCCGTCCTTGCTCCTGCCTTTCCAGCCTGCCCGGCTGCGCCCGGTCGGCCAGCCGCCCGCCATGAATAACCGTGTATTTGCCCGGCACCACCCGCCGAGAAATCTCCGCCAGTCGCCGTTTGAGCACGGCCAAAGCCTCCAGTTGCTCATTCACCGTCTGCCGGTCCAGATCCTTCGCAGCCTCCTGCCGCAGCGCCTCGCGTTTTGCCGCCTGCACTGCCTGCCTCGCCAGCACCATCGCCGCCCGTTTCGCCTCACGCTGCGCCTGCACTTGACCCCAGGCACTCAGCGGCTCGGCACTGCCGTTTGCGGCAAACGGATTCACCAGCGGCACCACCTTTTCGTTCCTTGTGTAGGTTGAGCGCACCATGGCGGTGCTCGTGTGACCTGCCGCCGCCGCCGCCATCTCATCGCCCAGCGTATTGCGCAGCAGGTTCAGCTTGTGATGCCGGAACATGCTCATCTTCTTGGTGCCCGTCATGCCCAGCGCCGTCAGCCATTCATTGGCCGCCGTGTGGATGTGCAGCGCCTCGGTGGCATGCCGAGCGCCAAACAAATTTTCTGGTGTTCGCACCGCCAGCACCGCCTTCACGCATTCCGCGTCCACCAGGATGCGCGACTCATTGCCGCCCTTCGCCTCCGGCTGCGTCACCAGCCCGGTGCCATCCGCCAGCACCTCCAGCGCATCGCCCGGCAGGGCCGCCACCTTCCCCGGCCTGCCAGACACCCACGCGCAAAGCAGCACAAAGGCCCACACCTGCGGCTGCGCCTGCTGAAGCCTGGGCAACTCCGCCATGATCCGATGCATTAGCTCGTCGTCGATCTCCCGGTGCCCCTTCGGTCTCGGCAGCAGCTTCGCCAGCTTCACATTCAAAAACTCCTCCAGCGGCGGCACCCTCACTCCGC